GTTGCAGGAAAGTACCTTGCAACAGATGCAAGCATTGGTGTCTTTAAGGCACCTGCTGGTCTACGAACTCAAGTTCTCGGAATTGTCGCTTTAGAGCGCTCATTTACAGCAACAGAGTTAGACCGACTAAATGTTGGCTTGCCAACTGCAGGAACAGGTTCAGTCGCGCCTGTAAACCCTCTTCGCCAGATTCCTGGCGCAGGAATTGTAGTTATGGGTGCTCGTACTCTCCTACAAGATGGAACTGCAAACCGCTATGTAAATATGCGTCGTTCTTTGATTTACATCAAGGCACGTCTAAAGGCTATTACTGAGTTTGCAATCTTTGAAAACAATGATGAGCGCCTATGGGCACAAATCAATGGTGTCATTGATTCATTCCTTAATGAGTACCGCAGTCAAGGAGGTCTTCGTGGAGGACCTGCACAAGCATACTTCATCAAGTGCGATATAGAGAACAATCCTGAAAATCTAATTGCTCAAGGTGAAGTCCACATTGAAGTTGGCGTTGCCCTGCAGTATCCTGCAGAGTTTATCGTCATTGACCTCAGCCAAAAAACGCTGAACTAACCAAGGAGATAATAAATTATGGCTACCATAACTAATAATCGCTCAAGCCTATTGACAGACCCATTACGTAACTTTAGGTTTTTGGTTACGTTTACAAAACAAGATGGCGCAAGCCCAGCAACTACCAGCATGGCTGAAGCAACGGCTGTAATGGGGTTCACTTCTGTGTCTGGAATGGCTGTAACAACAGACTCTATTCCTTACCGTGAAGGTGGATACAACACCACTGTTCACCAAATTCCAGGACAAACAACCTTTGCTCCTATCACTCTACAGCGTGGAATGATGCTTGGAACTTCTAAGAACTGGGGCTGGATGCGAGACATGTTTGCAACAGTTCAAGGTGGTGCAGGCTCACGTGGAGTTTCAGAGAACTTCCGCTGCGACCTAAACATTGAGGTCTTGTCTCATCCAATTCCAGGAGTTGGTGGAGAAGGCTCTGGAGACAACACTCCTCCAAAAGACCACGTAGCTATGCGCTTTAAAGTGTATAACTGCTGGCCTACCTCACTTGCTTACTCAGACCTAAATGCAGGAGATAACGCTCTGTTCGTAGAACAGATGACACTCGTACACGAAGGTTTTGACGTCAACTTTGCCACATTACTAACGGAATCAGCATCAACTGTTTTTGGTGATGCTGGAACTGCGCCTGCAAAATAACTCAATCTAACAAAGGAATAAAATGACAACGAAAACAATCAATGCAGCGGCTAACCCCGCAATGGCTAACAACATCCTAAACCAAGTCATGAATGAGCAGATTGAAGATGGTTTCAATCCGCAAATTAAATCTCCTGTGGATAATACGGTGGAACTTCCTGGCGGATATATAAACTCCGCTGGGGAGCTCCTCCGTACCGCAGAGGTACGAGAGCTAAATGGACGTGACGAAGAGGCAATCTCTAAAGCATCTAACGTTGGAAAAGCTCTTATAACAATCATCCAACGTGGAACAGTCTCTATTGGAGACATTAAAGCGGACGAGCCTCTTCTGGAGAAACTACTAGCGGGAGATTTAGATGCTCTTCTTCTCGGCATTATCAAATCAACTTTTGGAGCAGAAATTGAGATACCTTCATACTGCGCTAAGTGTGAGGACTATAAAGTTGTAACAGTTGATTTAAACACAGACATCAAAACAAAGGTCTTAGCGGACCCAATGAATGACCGTGTGTTTATTGTAAATGGAAAGAAAGATTCTTTTACAGTTTCTTTACCAGACGGTGCTACACAAAAAGCGTTAATTAAAAGCATAGATAAGACAGATGCAGAACAAACAACTGTTCTCCTTGAGCACTGCGTATTGAAGATAAACGATAACCCTGTCTACAGCCCACTACAGGTTCAAAACCTTGGCATGGTAGATAGAAAGAACATCGTTAAAGAGATTAACAAGCGGGTACCTGGACCTGAGTTCACTGACATTTCAGTTACTTGCCCTGAGTGTGAAGGCGAGGTAACGGTCTCCATTAATTTGGGAACCTTGTTTCGCGTGTAGTTATACGTCGTACTTAGACCTGTTCTCACAATGGGCGGTACTAAGCGATATTCACGAAGGATGGACACTGTCTGACATAAAAGATATGTCAGTAAGAGAGAGGCAAAATTGGCTAGAACTAGCCAAGGCAAAGGCAGAGAGGACAAGTAGTGGCATTTAACTTTATGGGTAATGTAAAAACACTTACCTCCTCTGTCACCTCCCTTAAAAAGGAACTCTCTGGTGTTTATGACGTCTTAAAAAAGATTAAAGGACTTGGACCATCAGCATTTGGGGACGTCAATGCGGTTCTTTCCAAAAGTGGTCAGTTTGGTAATGGTCAAGGAACACCTGTATTTGCAAAAGCGTCTGTAAATGGTGCGCCAAAGTTTTCAAGTCAAACACCTATGGCTGCTGCAAAACCAGGCTCAAATGCACAACTATCGCAGTACGAAAAAACAGCGATGGCAATTCAAACCCAATATTTGGATATGGGTATACGCCAAGCTAAGTTTGGCGTAGCAGCAGGCGTTGTAGCAGCAACAGGTGCCGTCGTTAGTGGCGTTGCAGGTATGCTACCAGCCACTGGTCAGGTTGCTCAAAGAGCTGGTATTTATTACGGTGCTTCAGCTATGTTTGGCGGAACAAACAGAGCAGCAAACCAACGCGCTACTTTCAACGCTATGCGTGGCGGTATTACAAGTGATATGGGTGATGCCGAAGCATTTAGCGCCTTAACTAGCTTTAGTTTTATGCCTGGCAGCAAAAATATGATGCAAGGTCTTGGGGATGTTAGCGCTGCTGCTAAAGCTTTAGGCATGGACAATGCTAATGCTGCAAATGCTGTAGGAGCAATGTCTACTGGAAGTATGGGAGCTCAGCTTTACCAGTACGGTATTCGTCAGTATGACGACGAGGGAAACTTACGCAAATCTGGAGATATATCTAAAGACATTTTGCAACGTGTTTTTTACCCAGGACAAGATGTAAGTAAAATTGGTGCAGAGCAATTTGCTAAAGACTCAATGGGTTTCAATCTTGACTATCAACTTGGCACTATGGGCATTACTGGTGACACTTTAACTAAAGTAAAAGCAGAGATGGGACTAGCGGTAACAGGTAAAAACCCTAACCTAGAGTCAGTAGATACTTCAGGAAGCCCGTTAAAACCTTTCTTAGACATACAAACTTCTGAAACAAAGCTTGTTCAAAAACACGAAGCAGACATTTTAAAGGGAGCACAAGATGCTGCTAATGCATTAAAAAAATTAAATGAATTTTTAGAAAAAACTCCCCCTTTAGTGGTGCAACTAAACAGTGCACTGACAACTTTTCTTTCAACAAAAGAGGGCGGTGGTCTTAAAAGTTTAGTGACAGGAGTTGTTACTGGAGTAACCAGTGCTGTAATGGGTTCAAAAGCTCTTAAGTACCTTAAAAACCTTAAAGCAGGTGGAGCACCTGCAGCAACAACTCTTGCTGATGATGCAGCAAAAACAGTAGCAAATACTGGAAAAATTGTTATAGACCCTGTAACAGGAGCTGCAAGCCACAGCGCCTCTGCAACTTCACAAACGGTATCTGCTGCGCAAAAAGCAGCTAAACTTAAGATGGTAGCTCGTGTTGGTGGAAAAGTTGCAATTCCTTTAACCGTCGCAACAACTGCGTATGATATTCACCAAATAGTAACCGATAAAGAGCTTGCTGCTTACGATAAAGAATGGACTAAAAACAACAAAGACGCTTCGTTTATGGACAGAGTACAAGAAGCTATGAATGCGATGGGAGATTACCTTTCGGGCAATCCGTATGGGACACAAACAGCAAAACTTGCCAACAAGTCTGGTGGAGGTCCAACAGATGGATTCTCTTCAACATTTAGCAGCAATGCTCCTACCGTAAATGCATTTACATTTAGCTCTGGGTCTAAACCAATGGTTGGTGCACCTGTAGCTGCTTCAATGAGTGCTACCTCTGTATCTAAAAATATTGGTGCTGGATTTGGTGCAAAAGACCCATCACTGACAATGGCTGGAGCGTTAAATTATCACACAGGTCAAGATACTGAGATGCCAATTGGTACACCTGTCCATGCACGTTTTGCGGGAGTTGTAGTAGAGAGAAACTTAAGTAAAGATTTAGGTATAGCAGTAGAAGTTGACCATGGCGATGGGTATTCTTCTATCTATGGTCACTTAAACGCAAAGGTAGTACGTACTGGTGACCAGGTTAAAGTCGGAACTTTGCTTGGACAATCTGGTGCTACAGGCCGTGTTACGGGACCTCACTTGCACTTTGAACTACGTAAAGGCAGCGCACCTATTGACCCTAAGCTTTATAACCCAAGCAGCGGTGGCGGCAGCGGTGGCGGCACTGGTACTGGTACTGGAAATGCAAAAGTTGTAAAAGGAACTGGTGACAAGAAAGTTTGGGCTACACAATTACTTAGTGCTCTAGGTGCTCCTGTAACTGATACAAGTATTAATGCTCTTACTACTTGGCAAAGTAGAGAAGGGGGTCACTGGGAAAACAGTGCAAGTTTCAACCCACTTAACACAACTTATGACCCAGACAAAAAGTACGAGTCAATGAATAGCGTTGGAGTAAGACGATACCCTTCTTGGACTGAAGGAATTTCAGCAACAGTAAATACTTTAACGGGAAACAAGGCTGATTCTCGTGGGTATACCGCAATTGTTGACGCTCTAAGGAGTGGTGCAGATACCTCTACTATTCTTAGCGCTATTAGTAATTCTGCATGGGTAACTGGAAAAACTGGACAAAATTCTTATAAAGGATTTGGTGGTCCAACAGAGGGCTTTAACACAAATGTTACCTCTGCAACTCCTGGTACTGGTATGTCTATTACCTCCTCTGGAACTCCTACCTCTTTACAGGATGTAACAAACAACATCTACGTTACTCTACAGATTCAACAAGCTAATCAGCAAGAAGCAGAAGCTTTTGCAAAGACTTTAAAGAAGTACCTTGAAAAAGATAACAAACTTCAGAAGGTAGGAAGCAACTAATGTCAAACTACACACCAGGCTCACCTAATTTTGGGCTATTTGGCTTGTTGGAAGGTATAAGTGCTAAGTTTAAAGCAAGTGGACTTGAAGTAAGAAAAACCCGTGTTAAAGACACGCAAAGTGCTATTGATTTTGAAACACTTAAGTTAAAAATAGCCGAAGGTAACGCTGCAACAAAACAAGCCGAAATAGTTGCGTACAAAAAAGCTCAAACTCCAAAGTTAAAACCTGAAGGTTCAGGGATTGCAAATGCAACACAAGCAGCGTATCTAGCTACACTTGAGGCTCAAAAAGCGGTGTACACAAAACAGATAACCACAAGTAAAGCCAAAATAGCTAAGTTAAAAAACGAACTTAAAGTGTTCAAACAAGAGTTAGCAAAGTTTATAAAGCCTACAGGTGTGGTTGTAGAGACATCAGACACTACTGGTGCTGGAGACGCTGACAAGTTAATTTATGAATACAACTTACCTATGTTAAAATCTGCGTATTTAAATCCATTTGGTCCTCAAGGAAACTCACTTGTTGACAAAGCATTGATTGGTGCTCCAATCAACGAGTTTACTAACGCACGACTTGCATGGAAAGGAGTAAAACCTTCTAGAGGAACACTCCAAATGAGTAAAGTTTTTGCTGCAAACGCTCTTGCAAAACCAAAAAAGTTAGCAAAGGGTCAAAAAAGAAACGAACAACCGTACGGATTTAGGTTTTTATACAACCCAACAGAGGTATCAATGGCATGGGGAATCGTAGATGCTTTTTCTCCTGAATACGTACAATCTACTTCTGCTGGAATGTCGGGTATGGCTGTAGGTTTAATGAAAGGCACAATTGCTTTTACTTTGATTTTAAACCGTATTGGTGATTTAAATGCTGTTGATGAAGACGGCGATTATGTGGGGCGTTATGCAGACATCGGAAGTGACAACCTGAACAACCCAGACGTATACCTTGCTGGACGATACGGAGTAGGAAGTGGTTTATCTGCTCCTCAAAACTATGGGGTAGAAGACAACCCATGGGGAACTGCTGGGGAACCCAGCATAGAAGAGCGCAAAACACTTTGGAAAAAAGGAACTATGTACGACATAGAGTATCTATTTAGAGCAATGGGTGGATTTTACTCAGACTACGAGTCTGGATTAAATGGGCAAACAGCAGATAGAGGTTGGTTACAGCCAATTCCTATGGAACTTCATTTAGGTTCAGGGTTAAGATACTTAGTTCGTGTAAGCAGTTTAGACTTAAAACACATGATGTTTAATGAACGAATGGTTCCAACTCTTACAACAGTTAATATTGTTTGTACTAGGTACTACGACAGTCCAGATGCATTTAAAGACCCAACAGTCTTTTCTCCAGAAAAAAAGCCAGATTAAGGTGCCCAGATGATATATTTAGATAGCAGATATGCTGATTCTATTATCTTTAAAGCGTGGGATTCAAGAAAATCTCAATACAATTTAAGTTGCTTTAGACAGTTTCCTACCTATACAAAAAAATACTTTATTTACGAATGGGTAGAAAATGACCGTTTAGATAATTTAGCTAATCGGTTTTTATCCAACCCTAGTTTGTGGTACAAAATAATGGATATAAACCCCAATATTATTGACCCAACAAACCTTGCGCCTGGAACTCAGATACGGATTCCTAGTGCGTGACCCAGAGATTCAAAGCAGGTATGGAAATGAGTTTGAAGTAATTTTTCCAGATTTTCCTGCTTTTGACCAAACACCATACTCACTTACCATAACTCAAAGTATGGGAAAACATGATGTTATAGAGATATTTTACAGCGCTGTAAACATAAGCTACTTAAAATCTTTATCAACAGGTGTTGCTGTAGAAATAGCTTGGTCTAACGACATGGTTTCAGGAGTTTTTGTAGGATATGTTTCTGATTTAGACTACCCGACTTCCTCTGCAATTCAGCAACCTTTAACAGTCACTTGTCTAGGAGCTTCTTACCCCCTAAAAGAACAAAGACAAAAGATTTGGAAAAACGCTACTGCAAGTGAGGTTGCAACAGAGATTGCAGTCTTTAACAAATTAAAACCAGTTGTTACAAAATCTGACATTAGGTTTCCTCAAATATCGTTTTCAGGACAAACTCAATGGGAAAAAATACAAGAGTTAGCTAAATCTATAGGTTTTGCGTGCCAAGTAATTGGTGTAGAGCTTCACTTTCATCCTGTAGATGTTATTGTAGACAAGTTTTTGACTACTATTCCTGTAATGGCTTTTTTAAACCCAAACATTACTCCTATGAATCAACTTTATTCGCAAACTTTAGACCACTTTGAAACAGTGCAAGGAGACTTTGGGAATTTTCGCGGTAACACAAAAGCAACTAAAGTAGTAGGAGGAGTTGACCCTCTTACAGGAAAAGTGTACAAATCCACTTCTTCTCCAACTTCTGTTGGAAAAAACCTTAGAGCAAAAAATAAAGACCCTTTGTTTTATGACATTGATACCAGCACTGTAATAATTGACGGGCTTAGCTCTCAAAGCCTAGCAAATGCAAAAGCTCAACTTGCTAGACTTTCCGTTCCTGGATATGGGTT